GGACCTTGCTGATCACGTCGGGACGCGAGGAAGCGCAGGCAGCGTGCCATCGTGGCGCCGCGCCGGCCGCGGTGTCGGGATGCGCGGGGATGAGCTTGCCAGCGTCGACGCCGCACACGACACACCCAGTGGCCGGCATGGGCTCCGACTTCGCGGCCTGACTCTCGGCCTTCTTGTCGTTCGCCATGTCGTCCCCTTTAGGTGCTGATCGGGGTCATCGAGGTGCCGTTCTCGGCAGCCAGGTTGACCGTGAAGTTGACGGCGTGTTGCGGCCCGTTGCCAGCGTTCGCCGGGACCCAGCCCGCTTTCGTCGCGTCGTCGAGGATGCCGAACCGGCAGTCCTGCACCACTCCAAGCACACCGTCCATCTGCGTGACGGCGTGAACCGACGCGGCGACCGTGTTCTTGATGAAGCAACGGCGGATATCGATGCCGAGCGACGCCGTGGTGATGAAGCGCAGGGTTCCGACCGTTGTGGAAGAAGTCGCGCCGTCGATCACGGTGTCCCACATCTTCAGGTAGTCGGCCCCGACGGCGTAGAAGAACGACGTGGTCAGCACGCCGGCAGCGACGGCGCCGTAACAGCGGTTTCGGCTGAAGTCGAAGAAGTCGGCCGCTGCAGTCGTCGTCACGCCGATGGTGACGCCCTGGTCAGCGTCCACGCCAAAGTTGACGTAGTTGTCGGTGGCTTCGCAGCCTGCCGCCGAAACGGTGATCGGAGCGGCGACAGTCAGGGCCGTGGTGGAGGCGAGCGCGCCCGCCATGTAGAGATTGCAGTTCTTGATCTTGAAGCCCGCCGCATCCATGAGTACGGTGGCGGTCGCGGCGTTCCACGTGAACGCCGGGCGCGAGTAGCCCGTGCCGTTGCCGTGGATCGTGACGTTGGTCTTCGTGCCGAGCGTTGACCACTTGTCGGCCGCGTCGATGTTGGCGGTGTAGCCCTCGAACACTTCGATCGCGTCTCCGCGCGCAGTCGTGCAAGCCCCGAGCGCGTCTTCGACGGTAGGGAACAGGCGCTCTTTCAGGCCGCGCGACGCCTTGCCCATCGCGGAGATCTGAGCCGCCGTGGCGACGTAGAACACCTCTTTCCCGAGTGGCCAGACGCTGGCGTTCGGGATGAGGGCGAGCGGGCCGTTGACTGCTTCGGTGGTCACTGACATGGCCGCTCCTAGGTGTTCGAGAAGAAGGCGCCGCGAGGATCGGTCCAGCCGCAGTCATAGTTCTGGTAGCCGCTGTACGTCTTGGACATGCGAATCATGTCGCCGTCATCCCGGAACTCCGGCTTGACCGCCCAGATCCACCGCAGCCCCACCTTCGCGTCGGTGATGCCAATCCACTCGTCGGTAGCCGTGAGGTACGTGTTGATGTGCGACTCGACGCCCTTGTTCTTGAGCGCGTTGATCGCGTTGTTCGCCGTGTCGTTCTGCTGGGCGCTCTTGAGGATGCGATCCAGTTCGAACTCGTTTTCCGGCGCGGCGACGATCTTCTTGATGCGAAAGCCGTTCACCTGGTATCCGTTCGAGTCGGGCATCCGGCGAGCTGCCGCCCACATCGTTTCGATCGCCGTCTCGCTCAATGACATGAACGTCGGAAGTTGGTTCGAGTAGGTGCCGCCGTTGGGCAGCGTGTGCGATGCGCTGGCGAACGTGACGCCGTCGCCGCCGTTGTACCCGCTCGTGTACGCCTTGATGAAGACGTCCGCGCCCGTGTACTCCTGGTTCAGCTTGAGCGACAGCGCGCAGTCCTTCGTGCCGTCGACCACTTCCTCGTACTGCGAGAAGCGGATGGTCTCCTCGGACACGACCACGCGCAGGCCCGTTGCCACCATCGTGTACCGCTTGCCGAACCCGATCGAGCCGCTCTCCAACTCGGCAAGCTCGTTCTGATTCTTCACGCGCGCCGGTCCAACGCTGGCCCGCTCCTTGTCGTCGATGTACGCCTTCGCGCTCGTCGACACGACGTATCCGGAGTCTTCCCAATCCAGCCGGTCCTTCATGTTGGCCCCGAAGATCTTGTTGATCGTCGGGTAGAGGAACTCGGGAATACCAAGCGTGGTTTGTGCGTTCGCCATGACTAAACTCCCGTCGCCGTGCCGGTGGTGTAAGCGGACTCGCTGCACACGACCTGAAATTCAAACCTGGTCACCGTCGGATCGTTGAGCCCGAGCTTCAGCCCGCCCGCCGAGTAGCCCGAGATGTTCAGGATCCGGAAGTTTGCCGTGGTCGTCGCGTGCGTGCTGATGTCCAGGCACTGCGAGCTGTAATCCTGGTTGGTGGTCGCCGTGGCATCCGCGATGTCGGCGTTTTCCATCAGCGCGCTAATCTGCGTGGCGATGGTCGCGAAGGTCGTACCCTCGTCGGCCTGCACCCGGAACACCACGTCCGGCGTGCATGGTGTGAAGGTCACGATGCTGGCGTTTTGGCTGCCGACCGTGGTCGGAGAAAAGGTCGTATTCTTCGGCAGGTAGCGCCCGCCAGTGCGCACGCCCGATGCGTTGATGTAACTCACGCCGTCGCAAGTGCCGACAAGCGCGCCGTTCGCCGCTGCGGCACCGATGATGATCGTGCCGTCGGTCGTGACGGCAACCACGTCATACGTGCGGATCGGAGTGCCGTAGTTGTTCGCGACCTCCTTATAGATCGGGCTGGGCAGCACCGATCCGGACAGGGTGCGGATGGGCCGAAAACCTCCAAAAACGACGTTCGCCATGGTTGCTCCTTACGTGCTCACGCGGGTCTTGTGCTCGCCGCCGCTCTCTCGCGCCTTGTAGCCGATGCCCGCCATCCGCTGATCCGAAATTGCGACCTGCGCGGCGTGATGCTGTGCGTGCAACGCCTTCGGGATCTCGTACAGCGTCAGCTCGCCCTCGCGATAACCGGGATACTCGTTTTCCTCCCAGTATTTCGGCTGCGGACCGTCACCACTGCGCTCAACTCGCCGGTATCCCTGCCAGCGCTTCCGCGCGGCGTCCTTCGGCGTGAGCTTCGCGTAGACAAAGCCTTTGTTCTGATTGATCACGCCCTCCAGCGACTGCATCCCGTGGATCGGGGCGTCGGCCGGGTCGTGCCGCTTGCGCGTCTTGCGTGGCTTTTGGGCGGCGACTGCGGCGGCCTGAATCGGCATGAAGGAACTCCAAGTTCGGGTTCAACCATGCCCGGCTACACCGGAGGCTTTCCGCTCGATCGAACTATCCAGACTCGCGGCGCGTCTAGAAGCTCATTCAAAAATACACGCCCACCGTGAGGCGTCAACAAAAATCGTACTACCCCCGTTGCCGACGGGGCGCGGGCTCATGGCAGGATTGGACCGTCAGAGCGGACGATAGGACACCCGGTGGCCTGCCTTCCGGTAGACCTACGCACTTTCGCGCTTGGCGCGAACGTGCGGGACGGCTACCTCTTTCATCCACTTCTTGACCGCATCGCCCTCCGATTCGCTCGGGTACATCGCGCGGGCAAGTCGCTTGTCGGCGTCGGTCACTCGCACCGTCATCGGACCGTCATCGTCGGCCGCACCTTCGCCGCCCGGGACCATCGCGAATCGTCGGCCCGTCGGCGCGGATTGCTCGCGACCGCCGAAGCCGAATTGCTTTGCGATCTTCGTACAAGCCTCCAGCATCGTCGCGCGGGCCCGCGGGCGGCCGTCCTCTACTAGCGACTCGAACTCCGCGAACACGAGCCGGCTCGCGCGCTTATTGTCCTCCATCCACGGGAAGCGGCCCTCGATGTAGCGGCTTTCCCGCTCGATCGCATCGCGGGCTTCGCGCTGGTCGGGTGGCGCGTTGGTTGCCTCCTCGTCGCGAAACATTTTGTGCTGAGCGCGAGCGATCTCCATCTCCAGCGCATACGCTCGCTTGACGTGATCCCTGCGCGTCGACTCGTCGATCTTCGGGTTGGCCGCCGCCGCAGCATGCGTCTCCCACTGCGATCGCAGACCTTCGATCGCCTCCTGATGCTTACTCGGCTGCGATGACTGCGATGACCGCTCGCGCTCATCGAACCGTCCGCGCAACTCGGCCAGTTCGCGAAGTGCCTTGGCCGTCTCGTCGCGGGCCGCGCGTGCTTCCGTCTCCGCGCGCTCCTTTGCCGTGCTGATCTCGCGCATCACGTTGGTGCGGCGAGCGCTGCGGTTGACCCGCGGCTCGGGCTCGACCTTCTCGACTTTGAATTCCTCGACCGCCGGCTCAGCTACCGGCTCGGGCGCGTCGTCGGTCGTCTCGTCGGGTTCTTTCTCTTCTGGCATCGGCATTACGCGGCCCTCCGTTTCATGTTGTCGGCGATCTTCTTCCACAACCAAGCGGGTATCAAAATGCGGTGCGGCCCGTCGGCGTCCAGCCACTTCACGATCGTGACCGTGTGCGGGTCCTCATCGATCGCGTAGTCATGCAAGAACTTCGGTTCCATCACGCGGCCTTTCCCTTACGGGCGGCTTCCTTGCGACGGTAGTAGTGCGTCCCGGCCTCATAGCCGTCCTCGCCGTCACTGCGCACGATGTCGTAACCCTTCGCGCGCTCGGGCTGCTCAACTGAGCCGTTGATGTCCTCGACTTTGCACTCAAGGATCGTGGTCTTCGCGCCTCCCGCCTGCCGCTTGATTTCGCGATCGTCCCCGCCGAACCGCGCGATGCACACCTCGTCGCCGATTTCGATCAGCGCGTCGGCCAGCACGTCCAGCGCGCCGAGCCCAGCGGCGAGCAGGATACCGCGCGAGCGGACCTCCCGATTCGCGTCCGGGACGATGATGCCGCCTACCGTCTTCTCCTCGCCCTCGATGCGGTAGAGCAGCACGTTCTTCCCCATCGGCCCGTACTCGACTGGCGGCATGCTCGGGAAGCGCTTCCGTGCGTCGGCCAAGCTCATCGCGAACCGCCGATCGTCTGGATCGCATCCTTGATCCCGCGCAGGTATCCCGCCTTGGCGCGCAGCTCCTTCTCGTCCGCCGACTCGGCGCCGCGTAGATACAGTTCGGCCTCGGCGGCGAGGTGCCCGCGAAGTGCCGCGACTACTGCCAGTGTGATCGGGTGCTCCGACCATGCGGCTTGCTCGTCCGGCGTGAAGTCCGACAGTGATTTGCTCATGTGATCTCGCCCTCCATTTGTGCGCCGTTAGGCGGCTGGTTTGTTCCCGGTATCGGCGGCGGCACCGGCTCCGGTCGCGGCGATCCACCCGTCGAATCCTGCTCGCCACCGGGCGCAGGTGGTCCCGCCATCCCGGGTGCGCCTGGCATCATCGGCGGCATCGACATCATCGCCGCCACGAGTTGCGGCCGGTCGATTGCCAGGAACACTTCGCGCGCAGCCGCCTGTACGAGCGCGATGTTTTGCGCGAGCAGCGGGTTCTGCGACACGACGCCCATCGCCTGCATCGCCTCGGCGAGCCGCTGGGGCTGCGAGGACATGCGCGGGTCAGCGGTGATCGTAATGTCCGTGTCCATCAGGAAATCCGCGCGCGTGACCGACGTCATATCGACAACGGTAGGTTGTCCCGGCACTTGCTTGATCGGGTCCACCACCGCGAAGTACTGCTCTCCCTTCAAGTGAACGCTGTTGATCCGCGCGATGCCCTGCGCCTCGGCCGTGCGCACCCTCGTCTCGCGCTTGTTCAAGATCGCGATGTTGCTGAGCGCCTGGCTGATGCGGATTTGAGTGGTCGTCGCGGTCTCATTCGATCCGCCGACCTCGCCCGACAGAATCTCCCCCGCGCCAGAAAGCTCGGCCGCTGCGTCTTCCTGGTCCTTGATGAGCTGCCCCATCGTCGCGTCGGGCGGGGGGAATTGAAGTTGAAAGAACGCGTCGGCGATCTTGCCGAACGAGCTGACCGTGTTGACCTCGCCCGGGCGGATGCGAATCTCGCCACGGGTCATCCGCGTGTTCTCCGCCATGAGCAACGTGGGCGTGTTCGACAGAGTGCCGGTGTTCACGATCTGCGCGCCGACCGTATCGGCAAACATGTTGTGCCCTTCGAGCAGCGTACCAATGCCGTTGCCGTACACGCCGTCAGGATTCGACAGGCACTTGTGGTGATAAAAGTAGTTGATCGGAATCATGCGCGGCGGCACGGGGCCCGGCGGCTCCTCGGGCGGTGTGGGCATCATCGGATCTACCATCGGCATCGTCGCGTCAGTCGCCCCGGGCATCGGCAATGGCGTCATGCCCGCATCTCCGCCCATCGGCGGGCCGGCGATGTCGACCGGCATGCCGCTGGAGTAGGCCATCATGTCGCGCTCGTATTGCTGCATCGCCGCCGCGAACGACGCTTGGACCTGATCGGCCTCGCGGTTGTAGCGCGCGCGATCTTCCGGGTCCTCGTCCTCGCGGATCTTAATGCACAGCACGCGCTTCGTGTGCTTGTCGATCGTGATGATCACGGGCCTGCCGCGCTTCTCGCCCTTGAACTTGTATCGCGTGTGCATCTCCCACAGCACGCGCGGGGCGTCCGGATCGTTCTCCGGCGAGTCGACTCCCGCGTCCTTGTCGATAGCCTGCTGCACTGGGCTCGTCATCGAGTCGGTGAGCATCGACGTGGATCCGCGCTCATCCTCGTCCTCGTAGATCTTGCCCACCGCCTCCTGGTTGTAATAGCCGTCGGTGGCCAAGTCCTCCAACTCGTAGCGGTACTTTCGCAACACGCGCGTGATGCGCGGCATGTCGCCCATGTTCGGGTCGGTCGCGAGTGATCGCTTGTACGGCAAGATAATGTCCTCGGTCGCGATCACGTCGTGGCGCGGACACTCGTTCTCGTGGTCGTAGCTCAACATCGTGAAGCCCGACCCGTAGAGCAGCACTTGAACGATCAGGACGTCGTAATTGGCCACGTAGTTTTTGATCTTGTGGTCGATCTGCCAGTTCATGAACTTGGCGACCCTGAGCGTGCGCTCGATGTCGTTCGCGTCGGTCGGCTTGCAACCGAAGTACTCGCCGTTCGATGGGAACTGCTGATCGTAGATACGCGCGGCGATTCGAATGACCGCCGTCGCGATGATCGGATAGTGGATCTGCGCGTTCGCCAACTGCTCGCCGTTCGGGAGCGGCGGCAAGTCGCCGAAGTACAGCTTGAGAATGTTCGCGTGCCGCTTTCGCCACTTCTCGCCGCTTCGCCAGTCGCGCTCCACTTGCCGGTGAGTCTTTGAGCCAAGCTCCGTGAGCTGCTCGTCGGTGCAGACCTCCATTACGTTTACGGTCTCGACGGCGAGCCCGGCGAGAAGCTCCTCAAGCGAGCGGCGCTTCTTGATCGGCGCCTCGTCATCCCCGATCGGGATGTCGGTGTAGCCTGGTTCAATCTCTGCGGTCGGCGTCTCTTCGGTCTCCATCACCAGCCTCCGTAAGTTCCGAGTCGCCCAACCTTCGGGCGTGCGTTCGTTTCGTAGCGCCTGCGTTGTGCAAGCTCGTCCTCGTACTGGTCGCCCTGCCCGATGTCGCGACCGGGGGCGATCGGGCGGCTCATGCACGCGAACGACGCCGCCAGCCAGTCGGAGCAGTTGGCCTTCAGGTCAGGCAAATCGGCGTCTGCCTTGTCGGCGATCAAGACTGGAATCGTGAGAATCGGCCCCATGCGCCGCTTGCGTCCCTTGTCGTCGAACACGTTGGAGATGCACGTGTCGAACCACCGAATGCCCGGCACGTTGACGAGCGGCTTCCCGGCCTTGTCCTTGTCCGTCGGGTGCTTCGACCGCTTGGCCAGTCGCGCGCGAAACTGATCGGCCGCCGAACTGACATCCTTGTCCGCCTTGAACCAGTAGACGCCCACGCGCAGCATCGTCTCGGCGACGCTCGGCCCCATCTGTCCGGGTGTCGGCCAGCACTTGAATTCGAGCGGGCCTGTCAGCTTGCTCACGTCGCGCGTCTGATCCCACTCGCCCGCGTCCGCCTCAAGCTCCTTGATCCGTTGCGCCAGCATGCCCGCCGTGTGGCCGGTGACCGTGAGCGATCGGTAGCAAGTGGCGTTGTCCCACTGATCCAGCACGAACCACTGCACGCTAGCCATGCCGGGCCACGTGGTCGCGAACCGGCACGCGCGGAACTTGCTCGGGTTGTCGCGCTTGATCGCGAACGGCTTGCACACGTGGATCGACGGCTCCCAAAACTGGCCCGCCCACGATTCGATCGGCGCGTACCAATCGCCCTCGCGCAGCGCCGCCCGCACGGCCTTCGACTGCATCGACAGCGTGGCGGAATACTGCGCCTGATCGATCGATGGGTTGTCCTCCACGCGCGCGGGAATGAAAATCTGTTCGCGCTCGACGATGATTTCCTCGCGCCGGCCGTCGGGATGGATGAACGGCGTGGGGATCTGCAGCGTCACCGTCGTGCCGGGGGGCGCCACTTCGTAGAAGCGCGTACGCACCCACTCCAGGCCCTTGCCGATCGGATTCGTGCCCGCGCGCACTGATAGCTGCTTGGCTAGCACCTCGTCGTCGGTGCGGACGCAGGTGTCGAGCTGCTCGTATTGCTCTTCAGTGAACATGCACAACTCATCGAAGCCCAGCCACGTGTATTCCTGTCCGTAGTAGATCGTCCAGTCGTCATCCTCGGCGATGTGGCCGAAGGTGTACTCGTAGCCGCACGAAAATGTGTACGTCTTCGTGTCGCCCGACCACTTGACGCCGCTGTCGATCTTCGGGAAGGAGACCTTGACCCTTCGCAGGATGTCGCGCAGCTCGGGCATCGTGCGGCGAAGTAGGAGCGCGTGACCGACGGATCGATCGATTTCTCCGCGCTCCACCCGGCCCGCTTCGTTGATGATCTGGCGGAACGGATCGTAGATCAGCGCGGTGGTCTTCCCGGGGCCTTTCGCGCCGCCGAGCAGCGCGTAGCGGCCGGGGAACTCCGCGAACTGGGTTTGCGGGCCCGGGTGCGGGCGGTAGATGTATCGCGCGTTTAGCTTGCTCATCGGTCCCCCGGCTCGACCTTGACGACGGTTCGCGGCCCGACGTCGGAGCGCTTCTCGGGCAGCGCGACGGTCGGCACGTTCTCGGCATTCAGCGAGTTGCGCACGTCGGTATCGCCGCCAGTGCTCTTGACGTACGCCTCCACCTGATCAACCGCCGTCTTCAGGCCGTACGGGATCTCTTTGTGCTCGTTCCACGCTTGCACCGCGCGGATGTCCTGATCGCTGAGCCCCGCGGCGGCCATCTCTTCGGCGGAATGGAACATCCACTTGCGCAGGCCCATCACGCGGAAGGCCCATTCCATGTGCTCGTGAATGAGCGCAGTAAACAGGCTCGCGCGTGCCTCGGGCGCAGGCTCGGGGTTCGGCACCACGCGCAGGTCGGGCTTCTTGGTCACGCTTCCGGCTCCCACCACTTGAACAGCGACCGCAGTCCGCCGGCCATGTCGATCAGCGTCGCGGACCACGACATCGGGATATACGCGCGATACGGGTTCTCTTTGCCGGGCTTCGGCCGCCAGCACACCCAGCACGCCCGTCCCGCCCGGTGCTCCGGGAACGCATCGAATGCCATCGCGAGCGCGGCGTGATACCGCAGGCGCGCGTCCTCGACGGCTTGGATAATGTCCTCGTCGGTCACGCTGGCTTGACCTCTTCCGCGACCGGCTCCGGGTCGGCCAGCTCCGGGTTGAGCATCCGATCGACCATCGTCTTGACGTTCGCGATGGGCAGCTTGCCCAACTCGCCGATCATGAACTTGCCCGCCGTGATGCCCGCGATCGGCGAGTGCTTGCCGGCGATCACGCTGAGCAGCGCGCACACGTTGCCGTCCTTGTCGATCGCTGGGTCGAGCGCAAAGCCGAGGCACACGTAGTCATCGCCGAGCGGCAAGATCATCGTCGGCTGGTCCTTCGGCGGCATCGGCAGGCCAGCCGCCTTGCGAATCGAATTACCGTTGTGATGATGTTGTCCCAAGTGGATCCTCCTTTTACGTGAATTCGATCACCAGGACGTACCCGGTGGCGCCCGTGCCGCCGGCCGCGCCCGTCGCGGAGTTGAGCGTCACGGCACCGCCACCTTTCCGGTTCGCCATCAGATCACCGGGGCCGCTGGCAGCACGAAAATATCCGTCGCGTTAATACATGTCGCGATCTGCTGCGCGTAGCTCGCCCCGCCGGGCGCCGCGAACACGAGCGATCCGTCATCGCCGACCCACACCGGGTCATTGGCTACCCGGCCGGACACCGCGCCCGCGATCGTGCCCTGCGTCCTGATGATCGCCAGGCGCCCGGACACCACCGCTTCGACCAGGACGCCCACGGCGAACACCGACCCGTCAGCCTCCGCCTGCACCGCCGCCGAACTCGCGTTCAGGCCGACGCACGTGTAAGCCGCCATGTCCTCGACGGCAGAGATGTAGGCCAGCCCGGGAGGCGCCAGACGTGCCCACAGCGCGTTAATTCGCTGGACGACCTGCCGGAGACCGTCCCGACCCTCGCGCAAAACTGGCTTACTCCCGGCCACTTGCTAGGTGTTTGACAGTTCGCGCTTGACAATGCAACGGGGTGCGTCTCAAACTGCGAATGTCCATGCTACCGAGTGAGACGATTCGCCCGCTGAAGTCGCCAGCCAATCGGGCGGCGGACTGCGAGTATGCCGAGACGGTGGCCAACAATCACACGGAGTTGACGATGACCGAGGTGGCCAGCAAGCTCGGGATCAGCCGCGCGACGTTGTACCGGATGATCGCGCGACGGAGGGCGGCCAAGTGAGCAACGAGGACGGCTACGCCGCCACGATGGCCCCTCTTCGCTACCTCTATGTCCCCGTCGAACGTGAGGCGTACGCTGGGACCATCGTTGACGGCCTGGAGATCATCGTCGACTGGCGTCTCGACCCGAAGGCCGAGATTGCCACCTCGTACAAGCGCAAGGTTCCACCACGACCGAGGGACGCCAAGTGATCGACGCCTGGATGCGGATCTCCAAGTTGTTGCGGGATGACATCGCTGCCGGACAACTAGGCTGGTGGTACCTTTCATTCGCTGATGAGGAGTTTTTGGGCGCCGTGTTCGTGAGGGCGTTCGGGATGACGGACGCCATCCGGCAGGCGCACCTCAAGGGCATAAACCCGGGTGGGTCGGTGAGGGCGTTCGTAGCCCCGGACGCGTTCGATCCGCCAGCATGGGCGCGAACCGTTCTGCTGTCGCGCCAAGACATCCAACGGTTGGACGACGAACTCGGCGAGGCCGCCAAGTGAGCCACTCGCCCGGGCCGTGGAAGTGGGGCGCCGAAGGACTGAGGCATAGGATTTTCGACCGAGACGGGATGGCGGTTCTTGATGAATTCGAAGGGGTAGACGAAGAGGCCGACCGAACCCTCATCGCCGCCGCGCCCGAATTGCTGGCGATGCTGCGGGAACTGGAATGTATTTGGCGAGACTCCGACGACGGAGGCGGTCCCGAGTGCCCAGCCTGTGAAACGCCACGCTCGCACACATCCGATTGCCGTCTTGCCGCACTACTCGCGAGGTTCACATGAAGCGCCGTCGTCTGTCCTCCGCGCCGACCTTCTCGCCAGACCCCGACGAGCAGCGCCACTTAGCCGACATCTATCACAGCGGGAAGCCGGGCCATGACCCGCATCCGACGATTCGATCTGCTGCACCGACGCGCGCATATTGCGACGGGTGGAGCAGGATCTTCGGCAAGACGAAGGCGCGATGACGCCCGTTCGCCACCGTCGCCAGATCTCCGGCATGGCGCTCTGTGGTGCGCGCGAGTTCGACGGCGCGAAGTTCGGGCGGAGCCTCAATTACGTCAACTGCGCCGAGTGCTGGGCGAAAACGCGCGCGATACGGGTCAAGGCCGCGAAGGTGCGCAGGTGAACGATCCGGCTATCGACGCAGCCGCGAAGTCGCTCGTCAACTGGGCGATTTGGCAGACGCGCATGCGGGACATCGTGCTGCGCCCTTGGGCGGTCATCAACAACGTGCGCGCGCCCGACGGCGACGTGCTGTTCCACGACCCGAGCGGCCTGCGATGACGTTTACCATGACCGACGAAGCTCGCGAGTTCGCCATCGGGGAAGTCCAGAAGCTCAAGCGCGACGGTCACGCGATCGACATCGCCGACGTCCTATGGATCGCGGACCGGATCGCCACGTTGGC